TGGGCGCAGTGAGGGAGGCCGATGAAATGCTGGGTCTGCAAACGACAGGCCCGGGGATTCGGCCACACCGACAACCGTCACGGTGTTGGCAATCCCCGGCGCTACCCCATCGATTGGGTGTTCTGCTCGCAACGCTGCCAAAACGCGTTTCACGCGCTGTACGGCAACTGGCTGCGGGTCAAGGAAGGTCGCGTCGACAGCAAGGAGGTCGTCATGATCGATCCGTCTGATGTCGAACTGGCCGCGATGAAGAAGTGCCTCAAGGCCTTCGGCGAGGCAGCGGGCGAGATCGGGTTCACCAAGCCGCTGGGCGACTACTCCGAAGCCGAGGCGCTGCAAGTGATCGACGCCATCGTCAGTTGCTACACCGAGGCAATGGTCGCGCACCACGAGGCAAGCAAGTACCCGCCGGTGCGTGGCATGACGCCTGCGCCCGACCCTCTGGCCAACCCGTTCGCGGATCTAGAGGACGACCTCCCCTGGGAAGAGCCAAAGGGGAGGAAGCCATGATCGACTTCAACTCCACATCAAGCATCTCCGGTCAGGTCACCGTCTTGGTCGACGCCGGGATGCAGCAGGCCCGCGCCCGCCAGTCCGAACGCCAGTACCTCGGGGCATCGCGTCTCGGCGTGGCCTGCGAGCGTGCGCTGCAGTTCGAGTATGCCAAGGCGCCCATTGACTACGGGCGTGATGTCCCGGGCCGGATGCTGCGCATCTTCGAGCGTGGCCATGTCATGGAGGACTGCATGGTCGCGTGGCTGCGGGATGCAGGCTTTGACCTGCGCACCCGCAAGGCCGACGGTGAGCAGTTCGGTTTCTCTGTCGTTGACGGCCGCCTGCAGGGCCACATCGACGGCGTCATCGTTGGCGGGCCGGATGGTTTTGCTTATCCCGCGCTCTGGGAAAACAAGTGTCTGGGCAACAAGTCATGGCGCGAGCTGGAGAAAAACCGCCTCGCTGTCGCCAAGCCGGTCTACGCCGCGCAAGTGGCGATCTACCAAGCCTATCTCGAACTGCACGAGCACCCGGCGATCTTCACGGCACTCAACGCCGACACGATGGAGATCTACACCGAGGCCGTGCCCTTTGACGCAGCCCTGGCCCAACGCATGTCGGATCGGGCGGTGAAGGTCATTACGGCCACCGAGGCAGGGGATCTCCTGCCGCGCGCCTTCAATGACCCGACCCATTTCGAATGCCGGATGTGCGCGTGGCAAGACCGCTGCTGGAGGACACAAGCATGAATACCTCGAATTTGAATCACGTACTTGGCGAGCAGCTGATCGACGGACGCCAGGCTGCACTGATGTTCAACCTACCGTCGTATTGGCTCTCACAAGCCAAGGAACGACAGGAACGTCGCATTCCGCATTACCGCGTCGGCAAACTGGTTCGCTTCAAACCCAACGAGCTGGAAGCCTGGATCGCTGCACAGCAGACAACACACGAGGGTGCTGCCGATGCTTGATTTCAATGACACATCACCACCGGGAGAAACGGGCCGGCGCAACGTCAATGACAGCGAGCGGGACGAAATTCGCACTGAACTGATCGCACGCATGGAATCAGTCCTGACCACAATGTTTCCGGCGGGAAAGAAGCGTCGGGGCAAGTTTTTGATCGGGGACATCCTGGGCAGCCCAGGCGACAGCCTCGAGGTGGTACTCGAAGGCGAGAAGGCTGGTCTCTGGACAGATCGTGCCACGGGTGACGGCGGTGACATCTTTGCATTGATCGCCGCCTACCTCGGGGCCAACGTCCACACCGACTTTCCTCGGGTGCTCAACGAGGCTGCTGATCTGCTCGGTCGTTCGCGATCAGTGCCGATACGCCACGCCAAGAAAGAGGCGCCGGTTGATGATCTCGGCCCTGCCACGGCCAAGTGGGACTACTTCGATGCCACCGGCAAACTGATTGCGGTCGTGTACCGCTACGACCCACCCGGGCGCAAGAAGGAGTTCCGGCCGTGGGATGCCAAGCGGCGCAAGATGACTCCGCCCGATCCGCGCCCGCTGTACAACCAGCCGGGGCTGGCTGCTGCTGGTCACGTTGTGTTGGTCGAGGGCGAGAAGTGCGCGCAGGCCTTGATTGCCATCGGCGTGGCTGCGACCACGGCCATGCATGGCGCGAATGCGCCCGTCGACAAGACCGACTGGTCACCGCTGGCGGGCAAATCCGTGCTGATCTGGCCTGACCGGGACGCGCCGGGCTGGGATTACGCTGACCGTGCATCGCAAGCAATCCTGAACGCGGGCGCGACCACGGTCGCTATCCTGGTGCCACCCGATGACAAGCCGGATGGCTGGGATGCGGCCGATGCCATCCCGGAAGGCTTCGATGTCGGTGGATTCCTTGCCGTCGGCGAACGGATGCCGGTGATGCGCTCGGTCGAGGAGACGCCACCACCGGATCTGCTGACCGGTGTCGACTGGACTACGGAGGACGGCTTGTCCTCGGCCTTCACCCGTCGCTATGGCGAGGACTGGCGCTACTGCGCGCTGTGGGGCAAGTGGCTGGTCTGGACTGGCGTGCGCTGGAATCCCGATCAGATCCTCTATGTATCTCACCTGGCGCGTGGTATCTGCCGGATGGCGTCACTCCAAGCGGACAGCCCTCGGCTCAAAGGCAAGCTGGCCAGCTCCGCCACGATCTCGTCCGTCGAGAAAATCGCACGTTCCGATCCCAAACACGCGTCCACCGCCGAGGAATGGGATGCGGACGTCTGGGCGCTCAACACACCAGGCGGAGTGGTTGATCTGCGCACGGGCCGGATGCGACCGCACCGGCGCGATGATCGGATGACCAAGGTGACCACGGCCACACCGCAGGGCGACAGCCCGACGTGGCGAGCATTCCTGGCCGACGTCACAGGCGGCGACGCCGAACTGATTGCCTATCTGCAACTGATGGTCGGCTACTGCCTGACGGGCGTGACCAGCGAGCACGCGCTGTTCTTCCTGTACGGGACCGGCGCGAACGGCAAGTCGGTGTTCGTCAACGTCCTGACCACTATCTTGGGCGACTACGCGGCCAACGCGCCGATGGACACGTTCATGGATGCACGCACCGACCGGCATCCGACCGATCTGGCGGGCCTGCGCGGCGCACGGTTTGTGTCATCCATCGAAACTGAACAAGGTCGGCGCTGGAACGAATCCAAGGTCAAGGCCATCACCGGTGGCGACAAGGTGTCCGCGCGCTTCATGCGCCAGGACTTCTTCGAGTACGTGCCGCAGTTCAAGTTGGTGATCGCAGGCAACCACAAGCCATCGATCCGCAACGTGGACGAAGCGATGAAGCGGCGACTGCACCTGATCCCGTTCACGGTGACGATCCCGCCCGAACGGCGTGACGGCAGGCTGACCGAAAAGCTGCTCAAGGAACGGGACGGCATTCTGGCGTGGGCAGTCGAGGGCTGCAGTCTATGGCAACGCCATGGCCTGAAACCGCCCGCCAGCGTGGTGTCGGCGACCGAAGAGTATTTCGAAGCCGAGGACGCGCTCGGGCAGTGGATCGAAGAGCGCTGCCTGCTGGCCAAGACCCACCGCGAAGGCGTGTCCGAACTGTTCGCCGACTGGCGCGAATGGGCCGAGCGCGCGGGTGAATACGTGGGCTCGGTCAAGCGCTTCTCCGAACTGATGGCGGCCCGCAAGTTCGAGAAGTGTCGGCTGACCGGGGGCGCACGTGGCATCACGGGCATCGCCCTCAGACCCAAGCCGTACAGCCACGGCTACCCCTACCGAGATGACTGAGCAATTCGAGCGAGTGACGGATATGACGGGTTTCCTGATTGACGCGCTACGCGTGCGCGCACGTAAGGGATGTTCTTCAAAGAACCCGTCGCATCCGTCACTGGCCCTTGAACTGGAGCACGACGATGAACACGACGATGAACACGACGATCTTGGCCCTTGATCTGGGCACACACACTGGGTGGGCATTGCTGCACCTGGACGGCACGATCACCAGCGGCACGGAGCACTTCAAGCCGCAGCGATTTGAGGGAGGCGGCATGCGTTTCCTCCGTTTCAAGCGCTGGCTCAATGAACTGCTCTCGGCCAGCAACCACATCAACGCGGTGTTCTTCGAGGAAGTTCGACGGCACGCTGGCGTTGATGCGGCGCACGCCTACGGTGGCTTCATGGGACACCTGACCGCATGGTGTGAGCATCACAACATTCCGTACCAAGGCGTTCCGGTCGGCACGATCAAAAAGCACGCAACCGGCAAGGGCAATGCGGGCAAGGACGACATGATCGCGTCAGTCCGCCTGCGTGGTCACACCCCAGTCGACGACAACGAAGCCGACGCCCTGGCCTTGCTTCACTGGGCTGTCGAGACACTGGAGGTGTGACATGAAGGTGCCGACTCCCCAATACCGCTGCCCCCTGGGTCGTCTGCAGCCGCAGGCCACGGATCTGGACTCGATCAAGGAACGGGGCTGGCGTGACCAACACATCCTGGTGGTCAACGCATCCGACGAACGTCTGGACTTCATCGAACGCGAGATCGTGCGACGCATCGGTGACCGGCTCTACGGAGGGCGACGCAATGACTAAGTGGACTATCGAGGACGTCGCTGCTCGGTTTGAAGAGGCAGCAAGCACCAGTCGACGGTTGCCTCCTGTTCGAGTGCAGGGTTACTTCAACTGCTGGCCCGCCATTGTCCGAAACGAGTGGGAGACCTTTGCTGCTGACGAGAGGGTTTATCGATCCTTCCCGCCGAGTCCAGACGCGATTGAACGAATGTTGGAAGTCATGCGCTGGGTACAGTGGCTCACAGTTGAGCAACGTCATCTCGTATGGATGCGCGCGAAGCGCTATGGCTGGCGTGACATCACGATCCGCTTTGCCTGCGACCGCACAACGGCATGGCGACATTGGCAGCGGGCATTGCAGACGGTCGCAGATCAACTCAATGGTGTGGTGGTCGCGTAGGGTTTTGGCGTGATTTGGCGCGTATGGTCGGGGATGTGCGCCATCACGCGGCAATCAGCGGTTTTTGCCCCTGCAACAAAACGACCTGATCTTGCGTAGTATTCATCTATCGTCTGGACAGAGGTGACGGCAGAGGAAGCAGCCCGGAAATCAACGGGTCCTTCCTGGCCAAAAACCAATGCGGGGGGAGCGAGCGCGGCGCTTTTTTAGCGTCAGGGTGCTAACCAAGGTTCGCACGGTTCGCAGTTCGCACCCCGCCAGTTCGCACTAACCCCAAAACCCGCCCACGGCTTCGTCGGCGGGTTTTCCATTTTCAGGACATCATCTTTGAACACGCTCAACGTCGAGTACCGCAAGGTCGAGGCGCTGATTCCCTACGCCCGCAATCCGCGCACGCATTCCGATGCGCAGATCGCCAAGATCGCCGCCAGCATCGTCGAATACGGCTGGACAAACCCGGTTCTGGTTGATGGCGACAACGGCATCATCGCGGGCCACGGTCGTCTGGCTGCTGCTCGCAAGCTTGGGCTGGATCAAGTGCCGGTGATCGAACTGGCTCACCTCAGCACCGCGCAGAAACGTGCGCTGGTCATCGCCGACAACAGACTGGCGCTCGACGCTGGCTGGGATGAGGAGATGTTGGCGCTCGAACTGGCGGAGCTTTCCGAAGCAGGTTACGAGCTGTCGCTGACCGGCTTCGAGAACATCGAGATCGACGCGCTGCTGGCTGATGCCACGTCCGCTGAAGCAGAACCGGTGGTGCAGGATGAAGCAGACGCCAACGAACCCGATGCAGCAGACGATGTGCCTGCTGCGCCAGTGGTCGCAGTGTCGCGCGAAGGCGATCTCTGGGCCATCGGCTCGCACCGATTGATCTGTGGCGACGCCACCGAACCGGCCGTTGTCGCCACGCTGATGCAGGGTGACACCGCGCAGCTGTGCTTCACCTCGCCGCCTTACGGCAATCAACGCGACTACACCTCCGGCGGCATCGCCGATTGGGACGCACTGATGCGCGGTGTGTTCGCGCATCTGCCGATGGCGGGCGACGGACAGGTGCTGATCAACCTCGGGCTGATCCACCGCGACAACGAAGTCATCCCCTATTGGGACGGCTGGCTGTCCTGGATGCGGTCACAGGGCTGGCGGCGCTTTGCCTGGTACGTCTGGGATCAGGGGCCAGGCATGCCAGGCGACTGGCAGGGCCGACTGGCTCCCAGCTTCGAGTTTGTTTTCCACTTCAATCGCAGCACCCGCAAACCCAACAAGATCGTGCCTTGCAAGCACGCAGGCCAGGAATCACACCTGCGCGCTGACGGGTCGTCCACGGCGATGCGCGGTAAGGATGGCGAGG